GGATCTTCAGGTTCTAGTGGAAGCAGCGGAGCAAACGGATCTTCAGGTTCTAGTGGAAGTAGTGGACAAAGCGGAGCAGCAGGTTCGTCAGGATCTTCAGGTTCTAGTGGAAGCAGTGGACAAAGCGGAGCAGCAGGATCTTCAGGTTCTAGTGGTCAATCAGGATCTTCAGGTTCTAGTGGTCAATCAGGATCTTCAGGTTCTAGTGGAAGCAGTGGGCAAAGCGGAGCAGCAGGATCTTCAGGTTCTAGCGGTCAATCAGGATCTTCGGGTTCTAGCGGTCAATCAGGATCTTCAGGTTCTAGTGGAAGCAGTGGAGCACAAGGTGCGACAGGTGCGACAGGTGCGACAGGTGCAGGTGCAACAATTAACAATAACGCAGCGACTAGAGTAATTACAGGTTCAAGTACATCAGGCGAAGCAAACGCGCAAACAAATTTAACATTTGTAGATCCAATACTTTCTGTGGGAGCAGTAAGAGTTGGTAAAGCAAATTCAGTTTATAGATCAACAGTAGTAGGTGCATCAGCTTTAGCTTCTGCATCTTTATCTGGTCAAGAAAATACAGCAGTTGGTGAACTTTCATTAAGTGCATTAACAACAGGAGCAAGTAATACAGCAGTTGGAGTTGGTACAGCTTATCAAGCAACTTCAGCAAATAATAATACTTTAGTTGGCTGGTTAGCAGGATCTTCAATTAGCACTCAATCTAATAATACCTTAATAGGAGTTAATGCTAATACATTACAAGGAGCAGCAAACGTTGTAGCAGTCGGATACGAAGCAGCTAAAAATAACACATCAACTGGTACAGTGGCAGTAGGTTATCAAGCAGCATTTACTAACGCAACTGGTGCTAATAACTTAGCAATTGGTGTTAACTCTTTATACGCAAACACATTTGGTAATGGTAACGTAGCTATTGGTGCATCTGCAGCAGCAGCAAATACAACTGGATCTGGTCATGTTGCTTTAGGAGCTGGTGCTTTAATATCAAATACATTTGGTAATGGTAATACTGCTTTAGGTCAAGGTAGTTTAGGAACAAACTTAACAGGTTCATTTAATACTGCAGTAGGTTCAGCTTCAATCGGCGGTGCAACTGCAAGTAACCAAGCAGTAGGAATTGGTTATCAAGCAAACAATAGAAACAACGGAACAGGAGCAGTAGCAATTGGATATGGATCTATCGGTGCAACTACTTCTTCAAACACCCTTACAGGTGTAGCAATTGGATATCAAACAGTTAATGCTAACTTTGGTGATATTGCAGATGGATTTGTAGCAGTTGGTTATCAAGCTTTAAAATCAGTAAGAGCAGGAGTAAATAATACTGCAATTGGTCATCAAGCATTAACAACAAACGTAACCGGAGCAAGTAATACTGCAATTGGTTATCAAGCTTTATTTGCTGCTACTGGAGCAGGTAACGTAGCTATTGGAGCATCAGCTTCCGTTTCATTAACAGGTGGTACTGGTTCAGTTGCTATCGGTCTTAACGCAGCTAAAAACGTTACATCCTCAAATAGATTTATAGCAATTGGTTATAATGCTATGTCAGCAGCAGGCGCAACAGCAGGCTTTACAGGTATGGTTGCTATTGGTTCTAGAGCAGCAGAAGCATCAACAGGAAACTTTGGTTTAGCAATTGGTGGTAGCGCTTTATTAAGAAATACAACTGGAGCAGCTAATACTATCATAGGTAATAGTGCAGGAGCTTATACAGCATCAAGTAGAAATACATTTATAGGACAAGGAGCTGGACATAATAATGGAGTTTCTGATCCTACTTCTAATGATAACGTTGGTATTGGTCAAGCAGCTTTAAACGGATTAACAACAGGATCTTCTAATACAGCAATCGGAAATAATTCTGGTTTATTAATTAGTTCAGGATTAGGCAACGTACAAATTGGATCTTTCTTAAATGCAACTGGTGGTATCACAACCGGAAATTACAACGTCATAATTGGTAACGATATTGATGAAAATGCAAATCCTGGTATATTCTCTCCAACAGGAAGCAATCAGGTTTATTTAGGAGATGGACAAAGTAATATTAGATTTAAATTTGATGGTGCAACAGCAGGTTATGTTTACACTCCTTTTATTCTTAAGAAAGATACTTCAACAAATATTCTTGCAATTAGTTCACCAGTTGCAGGTATGATGTTATATGCAACTGATACTGCATGTCCAGTATTTTACGACGGAATAGCATGGAGAAAAGTATCACATACAACACTATAATAAAACAACAACATGGAATATCCTAATAAAAGATCAGACATAGATATAACTTTCGATTCAGTTAATGATATTAACGGAATCGTTGATGGTTCTTTATTTCCAGACGATTCACAAGCAAATAAAAAAGCTCAAGTGAAAAGAAATGTAGAACATTTACAAATAGTGAAAAGCGGTTCTTATGTGGATCTAAGTCAATTCTCAGCAGATGAAATAGCAACTATTGATGCAGCAATCTCTACTGGAAATACTTACGTTAGTTCACTATAATAGATACAAGTATAAAACAATCTCATGGCAGAAATAACAACAGTGACACCACAGGACCTACAAAAAGAAACTACAGTCGATAAAAAATTCTATCGATTTGATAAAATATTTGATCCTGCCGTTCCTACATTAATGGAATTTCGCGGTCCGCAAAACATGTGGATGCAATATGGACAAGATAATTTATATCCCCAATTCATTATTGAGATGTGGAATAAATCTGCAATCTTACGTACAGGTTTACTTGCTAAGATTACAGCAGTGAAAGGAAATGGATTAGAAGCAATTCAACCCGGAAATGAAGAAGTTCTTTATAATGCAAATCCGGAAGAAACATGGAATGATATCTGGTCAAAAGTAGTTCAAGACTATGAAATATTCGGTGGTTATGCACTGAATGTTATTTGGAATAATGAAGGAACTGAAATAGCAGAAATCTACCACGTGGATTTTTCTAAAGTACGTTCAGGTGTTTTAACAAAAGAATCTGATCGTGTAGAATACTATTGGGTAAGTTCAGATTGGTCTCGTTTTAAGAAACCAGAATGGAAACCAAGAGCTTATCATCGCTATTGTCCAGAACTTGCTCAAGAATTTCCAAGTCAAATACTTTATTACTTCGATCACAATCCAGGACAAATTTTCTACGGACTTCCAACTTGGATCTCCGCTGGTACAGATGTTATGAGTGACGTTGAAATCAGTTCATACCATTGTTCACATTTAAAGCAAGGACTAGCACCGAGCATGATTATAAATATGAACAACGGAGATCCAGGTCCAATGGAAAGACAAGCAATTTTTGAAGAGATTGCAAGTTCTTTTTCAGGAACAGAAAATGCAGGCAAGTTCTTCTTAAGCTTTAACCAAAGCAAAGACACGCAAACAGAAGTACAAGCTATACAACCAGTTGGAGATGATTACTACATACAACTTGAACAAAGAATTAGTTCACGTATTCTTTCTGCCTTACGAATTACGAATCCTAAGATTGCAGGTCTTTATTTAGAATCTGCAGGTGGTATTAAAAACACTACAAAAGACGAAATGATAATAGACTATGAATTATTTAAACAACAAGTCATAGTTCCAGATGTAAAAATTCTAATTAAGACAATGAATCGCATCTTTAAGATGATGGGAGGTACAGGAGAATTACAAGTTATACCTATTTCTTTATTTGGAGATAATCCTGCAGCAGATCCTACATCAGCACCAGAAGTTGTAGACAATAAACCAAATCCAGCGCAACCTGTAACAAGCGTTGCTTAAAAATAATTATACAAAATGGCACTCAACGAGGTATTATTAGTATCAGAAGAGAAGCTTAAAGCTTTTACAACAATCAACGAGAATGTGAGTCCTCAGTTGTTAATTCCTTATGTGTTCAATGCACAGAATACCTACTTAGTTAACCTAATTGGTAGTACTTTCATGAAAGATCTTTATCTTCAAGTTAGAACTAGCTCAGTTACACCTGTTAATAAGTATTTGTTAGATGAGTATGTAGGAAACGTAGTCCTAAATTATGCTTTAATGATGGCTTTGCCATTTTTGAAGTATAAGATTCTAAATAAATCTATCTTAAGTCCCAAATCAGAAACAGCAGATTCGATTGACTTAGATGAATTAAAATATTTAGTAAGTGAAGTACGTAACGTAGCCGACCAATATGCGATGCTTCTACAACGTTATTTGTATTTTCATATGTCGGACTATCCACTTTGGAATACAGCCAATGCACGTGATGGTGTCATACCAGATAAAGGAAGTCCATATCAAGCACCACTTGTTACGCCACATTATCCATATGCTTGGAAAAAGCGATTGGCTCAATCAGCATCTCGTGGTCAGTATGGTTATACTTTACAAGGTTCAATTGGCAATATGACGCAATCCGGGGCGTTTTGCGATTTTCCCTGGTGGCTATGGGGTTATTAATCAATAAGTTATGAAAGATAAAAAACAAGATTCTAAAAACTCCCCGGTTAAGTTGTCTAAACAGTACAAGAAAACAGAGGGAAATAGTCAGAAATTAAAGAAGTATCTAATGGAGAAACAAAAAGACTCCAGATAGATATAATAAGCATCCAGCCAGTAATGGCTTCCATATATATTTTATCTTGCAAGACCTAAAGTTATTCCATCTTTAGGTCTTTTTTTGGAACTTTCGGTTGCCCGGGATATATAATGATAAAACAAACAAAATGGAAAAAGAAATCTGGAAAGATGTTATAGGTTATGAAGGTGATTATCAAATCTCTAACCTTGGTCGATTAAAATCGTTTGTCATAGACACAATCGATGGTCGTATCCTAAAATCAAAAACAAGTAACAGAGGTTATCTTTGTTATATGCTTAAAGACCGAACTCAGGTCACAGCGCATTCATTAGTCGCTAAAGCATTTGTACCTAATCCACATGGATATCGAGAAGTGGATCACATTTCAAATATCAAGACTGATAATAGAGCAACGAATTTAGCTTGGACTAAACATAGAGAGAATGTGCAAAAGGATCAATCTGATTACATTCTATGCGAACACGAAACTGGTAAGAAAATAATTGCTTCCGGAACAAGAGAAGCAGCAGAAAAGACTTCTCATTGGAGAAGATCAGTTCAATATGCTTTAAAGAACGGTAATAAAACAATTACGGGATGGAGTTTTAGAATTGTTAAAAAATATAATTCATAATATGGAAGTATGGAAATCAGTACCCGATTACGAAATGTACGAGGTATCAAACGAAGGACGAATTCGCAGATGGTTAAAGACATCTAAGACTTGGAGATACATTGAACCAACAACTTATAGCAATGCACCTTATAAGATGTTTACAGTCTCTAAAAATGCACAGTCGACTAAAAGATATTTGCATCGTATTCTTGCGCAATTATTCATTCCCAATGATAATCCTTCTGTGAACATCGATGTGTGCTTTAAGGATGGTAATATTGCGAATACGGATCTCCAGAACCTCTACTGGTCTAATCAAGATGCTCGCATGAAACGCAGACTAGCAGAAGGTAAGTACGATCCAACTTCGTTTAATTCTAAATTAACTGCAGTAGACGTAGCAACTATCAGATGGATGCGTCACCATAAGACAATGTCTTATAAAGAACTAGCAGAATACTACGGTGTACATCCTTGGACAATTTATGCATGTGTTAAAGGTATAACTTGGAAAAGCGTAAAATAAAATGGAAATAATGAACACAGGAAGAATTATCAAACGCAGAATCGAAAAGAACTTTACTACAATTAGTAATGATCTAATTAATAACAAAGACCTAACCTTAGAAGAAAAGGGATTGCTAATCTATATCCTAAGCTTACCAGATGATTGGCATCTTTATAAAAATAGCCTACCTAGTAGAACTGGTGAAAAACCAGGAACTATAGATAGAATTTTTAAATCTTTACAAGAGAAAGGTTATATTGTGTCCGCCCAAATTAAAAATAGCACAGGTCAATTTAAAGGTTGGGATCACGTTGTATTTGAATCTTTAGATCTTAAATTCACTATGGATAAAGACTTTTTAAATATGCTAAGCTTGGATGAAGAAACGCCGAGTCTAACAAACGTTAGCCTCGGCAAACGTTAGGATATACTAAGACTCAGCTTCTACTAACACTAACACTATAATCTAGAAGACGCATCAATATTTACTACGTAAATATTGTAAGTGTGACTTCGTCACTTAAATAATAAATATGGAATGCATTAAGAAAGATCTTGAACAAATTAAACAAATCAAAAAGAATTATCAAGATAGAATTAATAAACGACCAGAAGTTGTAGATCTAAAAAAAAGCTATAAGATGAAGAAATTGCCTAAGAGCAAACCTTTATATTAATATAATTAACTAAATGGAAGAACATTATTGGGATAAAGTCCAAAGACTGAAAGCTAATAAAAGACGCGTACATCGGATTTATAAGCTCTATACTGACACTTTACAGACTAACCCAAGTATACAATCACAATTATGGTTTGCGGACAGCTACGAGCATTTAAAAAGGATTTGGGAGAGCAATCGAGAAGCTCAGTGGTTACCATTAGATTTCTCCCACACTATTTTTGTAGATGATGCAGAATATAGATTAGATCTTTGGGAAAGACATCAGATTAGTAACAATTAGACTGTACGTCTATAACGAGGATATTGATCACGCTTGCGAGCAGCATATCGAGCTCGTCTTTCTTCTGAATAGTTATAAAGGGGAATGACTGCTTCTTTCTCTTCCCAAGCAGAATCTAAAATCTTTACTTCATAATCGGTCTTACCCCAAAAACGTTCAGCAGCTGAACGATAACCATCATTCCAGATCAATTCGATATAGCCGAATTCTTTTAAAGCATTTAGAATAGGAGTAATAGCTTCAATGCTAACTCCATTAATCTGTTTAACTAATCGAATAATATCTTTAGAGTTAGTAAAGATCCAACCATCATCACTTGCTTCCAAATGCCTGCATAAGACATCGAAGACAAAATAGTGACGAGGTTTGAATTTACAATTCGTGTAGAACGAACCTGGAAATGGTTTTTTTGAATGGGGTTGCATGATTGAATATATAACAAGAATATTCCTAACTCATTTGACAATAACTGATTGGTGCAATCTGAATTACGAACCTTTTAAACAGGCTTGTGAACGTATTTGTGAAGGCAATCCTTTAGCTGAAGAACTGACGCATTATGTCTTAACAGAATTCTTGCTCAAATCCGATGTCCAAAGCATTATCGATTCCGGTGGTGCTTTTTTTTATTGCCTAAGAATAGCAACTAACAATTGGAAAAGCACAACCAGTCCATTCTATCGGAACTATCGCGATCCTAACATGCACATTCCGCTAAATGAACATCATTATCAAGAGCGACAAGAGAATGATAAGCACGAAGAGTTAGAACCTGAACATCGACCAAGTTCTAAGACAAAAGCCCAAATGAATGGATTAGATGAGACAAGTGAATGGACATTTGAAGAGATTTATGGACAGATTCAGACAGGAATGCAATCATTAGGTTGGTATGAGCGAGAACTCTTACAAGTTTACGCAGAGCATAATGGTAATGCATCCCTAGTGTCACGCCTAACTAAAATACCCCGTACATCTATTAACTTAACTATCAGGAAAGTGAAACTACACTTGACAAAACAGATAAGATAGATAGAAGAAACTGAACACCTTATGGAAATAATTTATTACAAGTTTAATGACTGGAACGACGATGTTCACGCTGCAGAAGCTTGGAATTTTGAAATGGCAGTGAATGAGACCCGCTTCAGACTAAGTGTGCCTTATTATATTGGAATAGAAATCCTAAAGAACTATGACCCTACAACAGAACTTTCAGATGCTAGCAGTTCCGGCGATGATGGCGATAGCACTGAGTCAGCCGTGGTATTTGCAAATCCTAAAAAGCCTAAAGCTAGAAAGAAAGCCGTTCAACTGCCCGATGTGCAGCACATTCTGGACAAGCTTGCTCCTGACACTATTCCTGAGTCCAACCCTATTAGATCTGATGCAACCTTATCTTCTAGCATGGATAGCGGAAATAATGTGGAAGAAACTAAATGAATACTAAATGGAAGAAAAAATAGATCTAGACGAACTTATCAGAGTGAACGAACACTTGCTGAACCGTCCGAAGCAAGCATTCCAAGGATACGAGATGACAATTATGTATATGATGTACAATCTTATCACAGGGGAGCGTAAGCACGATACTGGATGTGGAGCTTGCAGAACAAGTACAGTCAACCGTGTCCGTAAGTATTATAACGAAGTCTACTTAAAGAATAAAACAGAATCAGATGGGATTTAAAGTCGTAGAAGTGCTCAGTCCAAACGAAAAACGTCGCCGAGCTAAAGAATGGACAGAATGGTTGATAGAAGAGAAGTTCATCACCGCAGATCAGCTAGTAAGTGAAGAGAGTCGTAACGCTTTATTAGAAGCCAAACGCTTGCTTAATGAGTTACAGCAAGAATTAGATAAGGCAGGACAGAATAACTCAGCTATGAGCAAGTTAGCAGCCAATACGCAAGAGATACTAAATAACATTAAGCTATGATAGAAGAAATGGCACAAGAGCTAAACATTCCGAATGAAACTCTGCATATGGGTTGGCAATTGCAAAGACAAGAAGCATTAAAGGTTTTAGGCTTAACAGAAGAAGCTCTAGCCTGGTTAAAAGCACCTAGAACGCTAGACACAAGTAACATACCAAACAATCAGATAGAAGCACAGACTCCAGAAGGAAAGAGTTACATTAAATTAGCTAACACATTAGAGACATTTGCTAAGCGCAGAATGGATGTCATAAAAGAATTCGAAGAGAAGACCAAAGCATTAGCAGCACCAATAGAAGAACTAATAAGATGTCATCAAGTTATAGACATATTAGTAAAGTCAATGGCAGGTAAAGCAATACCAGCAGAATTCGAAAACTTAACCAATAATGAGACAGAGAGTAACAGATAATCCTAACTATACAGGCAAGAAGAAGTTAACATTAGAACAAGTCATAGCATGCCTAACAGAATTGAAGAATGTAAGTGGAAGAGAACTATCCCGTAGATGGGGAGTAAGCCATGCATGTGTGAATGATGTCAGAAATGGGAAGTCCTGGCAATCACATATAGAACTTTTAGGTCTACCTAAGTGGGAAAAAACTAATAAGAATGATTAAAGATATAGGAAACTACATAATACATTCAGATGGAACAGTATGGGGTAAAGCTTGGAAAAGATTTCTGAAACAAGAACTTCATAAGAAAGGCTATACAAGAATACACTTAACCTGGAAAGGAAAGAACACAAAAGTATTCACCCATAGAATAATAGCTGAAACATTCTTACCAAATCCATTGAATCTCCCCGAAGTGGATCATATCAATGAAGATAAAACGGACAATCGAGTGCAAAACTTGAGATGGTGCACAGGGAAAGATAATGTCCAAGCTTACCTAGCCAAGAAGAAAGAAAGACTGAATATAATCTAGCAATCCCGGCCAATCACTGAATAATATTCAAAAAAAGCGAGTGAACCTAGCCCATCTATTCAGCAGCCGGGAAGGTTTTCGCCCCCGCCGTATACAACAGATAATCAACGCAAATGCCAAGAAGACCAGTTAAAAACCCTAAACCTAATCCCGGATTCAAGCCTGGGCAGAGTGGCAATCCCAATGGACGCCCTGCAGGGAGTGTTAACGAGATCAATGTGCAGATCAAGACTGCCTTTGCTATGCTTTTAGCTAATCAGTTACCTAACCTAGAGGCATGGTTAGAGGCAGCTGCTAAGAAAGATCCTATTAAAGCAGCAGACTTAATGCTAAGGGTATCTGAGAGGTTCCTGCCATCCTTACAGAGGACAGAGATCACTGGGACAGATGGTCAGGCATTCCAGCCCATCACTATTAACCTCCCTAACATACCACAGATCAATGTAGCAACATCAATCAGTGAGACCGCCCCGGAACCTACCCTAGAATTACCAGAAAGCAAGGATATTCCAAAGTTAATCGGTGAGGGCACCCCCGCGTTTGTTCTTCCTAAACCTCAGCTTTCAGAGAATCAGCTAAGGGATCTGAGGGAGATGGGGATGGTACCACCAGACTCTCTCGGTGAAGGCACCCCCGCAGAAGGGTAGTTAAAAAGTTGTTTAAATGTTTAAGCGAAGCTGACCGAAGGTTAACGGTCCTTTAACGCGGTATCTGGGATAATCCCCCATAGCCCCTCCAGGGATGAATCGGGGATGCCCACCCGATGGGGGGGGGAACGGTCAAATAAAAAAATGAAGTTATTAACATTTGTAAATCCCGTCCAGCTTTGTAAACGGGATGGTCTCACCGAGATTTCCAAGAAAACCAGGTTTTTCCGCCCGTCCGGTTGGAAGGGTGGGACAAAAGAATTCCTCAGGTTATAATTTTTTTTTAGGTTGTCTAAACCCGTTCCTTGGCAACTCACCCGATAATCAAAGACATACATAGCTTATGGCCGAATTTAAATTCCTTGACGCTTACCATCCTATCTTCTACGAGCATGATAAGAACTATTTCGTTATCAGTGGTGGCAGAGCATCTGGGAAGTCCACCCAAATTGCCGCTTACTTTCTGGTCAAACTGTTTGGCGAAGAGAAATTCCGTGGTGTAGTTTCCAGGTATACCCAGAAGAGTATTTCCAGTTCCATCTACCGTGACATTCTAGATCTGATTAGTTCGTGGGGACTTAAAGACCGTGTTCGCATTACAGGAGACGAAATAGAGAATCCGATTAATGGCAATATGATTATTACCCACGCCATGAAGATGACTGAGAATTCGATGTCAGCCAAAGGTAAAGGTCTGTCCAACGTGACACACTTGTTAATAGATGAAGCGACGGAGATGCCAAGCGAAGATGAATACCAGAAGCTAATTGATTCGTTCCGAACTAAAGGAGCGGAGCGTAAGATCTTTCTGTGCTTTAACCCGACCAGTAAGAACCATTGGATTTTTCAGCGCTTCTACCTGCCCGACGGTACACCACATCCTAAATGGTCGTTAGACCATGTGTTCCTACACACAACCTATCATGACAATGCAGAACATTTAGATCCTACCAAGATGCGGGAATGGGAACGTATGAAGGATATCGATCCGGCCTACTATGACCATTCGATTATGGGTAAGTGGAAAAGTGTTGGAGAGGGACAGGTCTACAAGAATTGGGATTGGCAGTATTTCGAACCAGATCCTGAGTCAGAAGTTATCCTAGGTCTGGACTTTGGATTTGCTCATGACCCAACAGCGTTAGTCGAAGTGAAGAAGCGTGGGCAGAAGTTATGGGTGAAGGAGTTGTTGTACCAGACTGGTCTGACGATTGATGACTTGCATCGGGCTATGATGAAGGCGAAGATACCTCAGCACAGCGTCATAGTAGCTGACTCCGCTGATCCTAGATCGATTGAGACTTTGCGCCGACTGGGTTGGCGTAATATCCGTCCATGTGTGAAAGGTCCGGATTCTATTCGTGCTGGTATTGACACAGTCAATTCTTATCAGGTACATGCTGATGCTATGAGTTTCAATCTCCGACTTGAGTACGACAACTACTATTACCGAGAAGGCACTGACAAACCGGTAGACGACTATAACCATATTCTGGATGCTTTGAGGTACGCTGTGGGTACTAAATTAGGAATTGGAAGTTCTTCTGCTTACACGTTTATTGGTTCGGGTAAGCGCAGTGGTGGTGAATTAGAATTCTTTCGCTAAGGATGTAGCCAATAATGCGATCCTTTCGGTACTGTCACCCAACCTCTATCACTCGCGTAGAATTCCCAATAACCATTTTTAACGCGCCTGGCCTGACGGCCAGCTATCTTCTTAACTCTAGTTCCTGTCATAAACGAGATCTCTGTTGCCGTAGCTGCTGCGAAACGAATGATGCTAGATGCTAACATCTTTTGCAAGTCGCGTTCAGCTACGGGCTTTAAACAAAGTCGTTCCCAATCTAAGTTATGTGGTAAGTTATTCTTCATCTTCTATCCATTTCCAATTATAGCTTTTGAAAGGATTAGGCTGAGTTCCCTGTAATCTATACGTGATACTTTTTCTAGCACTTTCTAATCCGTACACTTCTAAAGCTGCTATGTTAGTTCTTCTAAATTTCTTAATCAAATTCCAATTCAAATCGTATTGTCCAAATTCTGGTTTGCCTTCTGCACAATTAGAATTCTTTCGAATTATTTCTAATTCTTGTTCAGTAAAGATTGTTGGCTTATCTCTAAAAATAAAACCTCCTTTTGAATAAGCAGGTTTATTGTTCACATTATCGTAACCATCAATCACACTTTGTATACCTCTATTACTAGAATTCATAGCTTTACCGCACTCGTCTAAAGATTTATGGATCTTAATCAAATTTCCATCAAAGTCATATTGATAAATTATTCTTCTGATTGCAATTTGTGCTAACTTTGTTCCGTTAGCTTTTCCTACTTCACTTTCTTGAAATCCATCTAATATTTTTTGTATGTCTTGACTATGCATATTTCCAAATAAATCCTTTAGCACATGTACGTTTACCCTTAAGACATTCTTTGATCTTAATTGTAGGAACACCTAATTCTTTACGTAAGGAATGAAAAGAATTGTATTTGCGAATGAGATTGCCTTGCAAATCGTATTGGGCAATTGTCTTTGAATAATGTAATCCCTCGACACAACCAACGTATCTAAATTTAGATTTAGCAAAATCGTCTAGAATTTTTTGTATGTCCATTACTTAACGTATTGAGATTCCCAGAATTTTTTATAAGATTTAGAATCATTAAGATAATCGTCTGCCATCATTTGTACAGTACGAATAGATCTCTTTTTTAAGTTGTCCCAATTTTCCCACATGAACTTAGAAATTTCTTCGACTATTTTACGGGGAACTGAAATATCTACTGCATTGCTATTTGCAATAACATCTGTGATCCAGCCCCATTTTTCTTCTGGAGACAATTTAATATCATGTACACGACATCTATCAGCTATTGCTTTAAGGTGAATAGTTTTGTTGTTTTTATTTGGTGCATCGATTTCAGGTAAAGCTTCGTTAGCAGTGAAAACGAAAATCATGCGATCAGTTGGGACAACAAAGCCAGAAACACCAGGTTTTTGATGACGTTGAACTGCTGCTTGTTGAACTGGATCTAACTGACCAATTAAACTACCTAAATGTTTTTGATAATGGAAAGTTTTAGCACCGTCTAAAACATTTTTCATAATATTAATGTTAGCTTCGTTGCGTAAGATCTCGTCACAGTCGTCGACTAAGATAATAGAAACACCTTTTGGATCTAAGTGATTAATAGTTGCTAACTGAACACCGAAAGCAAACATAGAAAGATTTCCAGAAATACAATAATGCTTGACCTTGTTTTTCTTTAATGCTTCTGTCACTTCGTAAGATTTTCCTATACCTGGATCGCCGGAAATAAAAATGTGTGGACGTGTTTCCTTGTTGTTAGTAACAGAAAGTTTATTACCGATTTGTTTTAAACCGATACGATGCTTTTGACCTTCTTGATAAGCAGCTAACATAGGTGCTGTGAAAAATCCGGTATTAAATGTACCCGGGATCGATTTTGACTTTGCCATAAGATTATTTTTTAATTTTGCCGCCTGGTGTAGTGCGGACGATTTCGTAGTAAGACATAATTTGTTGTTTATAGGACAAATGTATGGCAACCCTACGAAATAAAAAAATGTTTATGGAAAGTATTTCTGCCACTTTTCTTTAAAAAGCAGACTATTCCCGTGCGTAAGCGTGTTTAGCTCTTCTTCTGTACGGGTTTCTAAAGCAGTTGCACCTAAATTGTTAGAATGATGGGTGACTAAACTAGAGGTTACTAGCATATGAGGGATCTTTTCCTTCCATAATGTTAAGGCATAATCGTTATCACAGAACCAATGCGTGAACGTTTCGTCCAAATCGTGGATCTGATAGTAGATGCTACGGCGTTGAAAGATGCACCAACCACTAATGTGCTTACGTACATCGTATCCAAAATGTAATCCTGTGTATGGTTTAATCCCATATTGTGGTTGGGTTAGCGGGCAAATTGGGGAAAAACTTAAAGTTTCCTCGTGTGCACTAGCTGCATTTAGCATTTCTGTAGCCCATCCTGGGTGAAATAGTAGATCTGAATTGCATAGACAAACGAATTCTCTGCTGCCTGCACTCCTACCATAGTTCATGAACTTGTGATAGCCATATGGTTGGTCGGGAATCAGGGTTAGAGTGTTGGGATAGTGATTCCAATTCACGTCAGGCTCTGATTCCACGACATAGACCATAAATAAGTCTTTGGCGTTCTTTTCGGATGCGAACAGAGTGGTTAAACATCTATCCGTATCCCTTTCTAGGCGCTCGTTATGAGCGTAACTTAAGATTACTATATCAATCATTAGAACTAAATGAAACGCCTGAATTTTCAGCTAAAAATTCGGCTACTTTATTTGTACTAGGATCTTTTTGAATGAATTCATAATTCTTAGCTATAAAATCTCCTGTGCTGGCGTACACGATGTTCTGTGAGGGCGCCTCAGCAGATCTTACCTGCGCATTTGCTTGTGCATCTACCATGCTTTGTAGATACTTTCCGAACTTTTTACGTTCAGCAATTAACTTTTGTTTACGTGCTTGTACTTTTTTACGGTGCTCTTTGGCTTTCTTTCCCATTTCTTCGGCAGTTTTTATACCATATATACTCAGATAAAACAAGTCAAGAATATGGCATCAGGTCCAATATCATCGTTCAAATCGTTGGTAGAGTATTTAAGAGAACTCTCGCTTTCCCATCTCAATGTTAAACAGTTCACGTTTGGCCAATTGAGTGATTTAGATGTTGAAACAAACACTCAAAATCCAACTCAATATCCTCTGGTCATGCTAATTCCTAGACGTGCGGACTTAGATGCCTTTGGGAAAGTAGAGTTTTCATTTGCTTTAAGTGTTCAAGATATTACGAATTACGACCTGCAAGTTGAAGAGGATCAGTTGAACACGACTTTCATGATACTACAGGACTTGCTGAGTCGTATTCGTATGACTACATGGGAAGAAGTAGATGTGAAACTACAAACACCAGTGGTTGCAAGACCATTTGTGGAATCGTTTAATAATAATTTAAGTGGCTGGTCAATAGAAGTGCGATTCGAAGTTAAGAATCCATTTAATAATTGCGATGCTGCATTTAAATCATAATGGCAGAACTAGATTTATCAGAGGCACTGAATAAGATTTGTAGAGAACTAGAATCTATCTTACAAAATCAAGCTCCTAAAAGAACTGGAGCTTTAAGAGATTCAATTCAAGTGGTGCCAGACGGTAATGACGGAATTAGTATTCAAATTGGAGCAAAATATGGAATTTATTTGTATCGTGGTACTGGGAGTGAACGAGATCCAATGTCTGATGAAGATGAATCAGTGGCGTATGATAATCTCTACGCTAAAAAATGGGATCCAAAACCTGGTAAAGGCAAAGGAGGAATCAAACCAAGATATTGGATGAACTTCTCAACAACAGTTTGGGAGCAAGCTCAGGACGAATTGGAACGAGCTATAGAAGAAGCACTACAAGAAGAAATAGAAAACAGATCACAATAATATGAATATTGAATTTACAGTTAAAGGAGAAACCTATAAAATCGAACCGATTAAAATTAAAGACTACTATAGCATTAGAACTGCTTTATTATTAGGTGGTTCAGAAGCAGAATTTGAAATCGTATCAGCACTTTCAGGTTGTCCGGTAGAAACTTTAAAACAAGTTAAAGTCGATCAATGGGGAATTATCTCTTTCAATCTAAATCTGATTATTAATCGTGCATTTAATCAATCAGATAAAATGACTTTCCGTTTTGAAATGGATGGCATAGAATATGGTCTAGCAGATTTCGATCAAATGACTATTGGTGAGTTTGGAGATTTAGATGTCATAGTTAATTCGAACAATGCAGATGATAGATTGCATGAAATGCTTGCAATTTTATATCGTCCAATTATTGGAGAATCTCACGGTAAATATAAAATCGGAGATTACGATTACGAAGGATTTAAACATCGTTCAGAATTTTTTCTAAACGCTCCAGTTGAATTAGCAAAATCTGTTTCAGGTTTTTTTTTGCATTCCGCACAAGCATCTTTAAAAGCTATGTCAATCTCTTCGGATCAAAAGACGAAGAGGATAATCAAGAAGACAAACCAGTTGTTGCAAACATTGCAAGAGGATGGTGGCTCACTCTCCTCACACTCGCTAGACAAAATCCTCTTGACATCGCAAGAGCTTCAAAACTTGGTCTCAGAGAATCCTTTAACTACCTTGCCTGGCAGCATGACGAAAACCGCAAAGCAGAATTGGAACATCAAAAAATGGTTCAAAAATATAACAGCATAAGATGATTACAGGTGTAAACTTTAGACCTAAATTTTATTCACCAGCATACAATCCAGTGATTTGGTCTGTCACCTCAGATCATGCTGGAAATACGACTTACATAGATTTCAAATACGTGTTTGACATTTATGTAGATAGTGTAAAAGTGAATAGAATTAAGCAACGTCCAAATCCAGCTAATGCTGGTATGTTAGATGTTAGCTTGATTGTGCAAAGTTATTTGAACGTTGGAAGATTTGCAAATGAAGTTGGTGTTAGTCCAAGTCAACCTTATAAAACTGGATATGATGCAATCTGTTCTGTCTATTTAATTATTGGAGAAGAGTATGCAACGTTAGCAGATCCAACATTAAGAATTTATACAGGAACTGCAGACGTTGAAGGAGAACCAAATTTCCGTGTAGGCGCACAAGGTTATGTTAATGCACAAACTCAACCAACAATATCTTCGCAAGGATCAGAATATGTTCCTGTGATTGCTCTTCCTTATACAATGGATTGGGCAGAACAACAACAAACTTTAGCAATTCAGAATACTTCTGGAACAGATTATTATGGTCTATTTGGAGATGTTGCTCCATACATTCTAAAAAATCCAGGTTTGTACACACAATCTACAGTTGGTGGTTTAGGAAAATTCTTAAGTGCTTATCCACGTACAAATGATGCAACAGGTAATTGGCAAACAAGTTCAGCTTCACCAAGTTTAAATATTTCTGTTTATGATTACATTTATGATCGTTACAGTTTAAGTTTTATTAATCGAAATCCTGTTTATCAATATTATTATTCAGGAGGACAATATCCATATTTACAAGCAAGTTCACCATTAGTTGCTTATTTTAATTTTTATGATTCAGCTGGAAATAACATTGGGCATATAGCAATGCCTAATTATCAAACAGTTCCAACTGACGTTTTTTATGGTGGTAATCCTCGTCAAACTTGCGGTAGTCAAATTTCAGTATTTTCAAATTCAGATAATACTGAATTAATTTCATTAAGAGTTGGTCCTAAAGATTTAGATGAAATGGGAATTTTTTCAGGACTTAGTCAAGTACCTACTTCTTACACAGTTCAATTATTTGCAAACATGACAATTGACGGTTCTTGTAATTATACAGGATCGCCTTCAGTTCCTTTATCAGAATTAGTCACAATTAATATTACAGAAGATTGTACAAGTTATCTTTATCCAAGAGTTCGTTTAGCATGGTTAAATACTCAAGGCGGTAGAGACTATTACAACTTTACAATGTTTGCAGAACAATCAATTAGTTCGACCCAAAAAGAATGGTATCAGTCAGAAGTGCTTTGGTCAAATTCTACACCGGTTATTAAATCAGATGCAGGTGCAGATCAGACACAAAACTGGTTACATGGTGGAGATAAACAATACAATAAAGTTGTTACAAATTCTTGGAAAATTACAACTAACTGGTTAACACAAGATGAAGTCTCTTTCTTAAAAGATGCAGCACAATCACCACAAGTTTGGGCTTATATCGGAGAAGTAGATTTTCCTTATACGTGTACAATTAAAGAAACAAATTACACTGTTAAAACAATTAAGCAAGTAAAAGTTTACACAGTTACTTTCACAATAGAAACAGCAGTAGATCGCTCAATGCAAATAGTATAATATGAGATCATTACCACAGTTATTCGTTAGGAAATACACAGATCAACAATGGTTAGATCGTATTACACCAGGAGTTGATACGCCTGCTCAAGTAAGAAATGGTGAAACAAACGATTGGGTTTTGTTGGATTTATATCCATCAGAACCAATTGTAATTACATCTAGGGTTCAAGACGTAATTGAACCAACAATTGCTGCATCTGGTTATTCACAAACATTACGAATTCCTAACACTAATTCAAACGGTAGATTTTTTCAAGCTGTATTCAATGTGAATGCAACTTATTTCGATCCAAGTAAAAAATGTCAAGCATACATTAATGATAACGGATCTTTTTTCATGTATGGTTGCATTCAGTTAATGAATGTTTATTTTAACGACCATTCACAAAATATAGAATATGAAATAACTTTCTTAGGAGAGACCTCAGATTTTGCTTCTCAGATTGGTATCACAACACAAGGATTTTTAAAAGATTTAGATTTTACTCCTTATGGTCATCAAAAGACCCTTTACAATGTTGTTAATTCTTGGGACCAAAAACTTTCTGGGGTTGGAGATGTTTCTGAACCAGGAGATATTCTTTATCCTTTGATAGAATGGGGTTATGATTATGCTGGTTCTGGAAGTTCAACTGCTCCAGTTCAACCAACACTTTCTATTGGTGGTGCAAAATCATTTACTTCTAGTTCGCATGCTTTAAGATTACAACAGATGAAACCATGTCTTAGATTGAAAGCAATTTGGGACACTATTTTCAGAACAACAGAATATACTTATGAATCACAATTTTTAAGTTCAAACGAATTTAGAGATTTATACGTTATTTCTGATTCTGTTGCACGTGCAGAAGTTGGTAAGACAATTGGATTTAAAGCAAATAATGTTAATGGATTTATTTATACCAGCGGAATGGCTGATAAGAAAATTACTTTACAAACACCAGCCATTTACGATTATGCAGGAAATTATAATTTTGATACACAAGTTTTTAGAGTTTCTGCAGCTGGAAATTATGCATTTACTATCACAGCAGAATATGAATTTTTAAATCCAACTGCACCAGATGGTACACAATACGCAACTTTTTCTTTAAAAGGCGGCGGAGGCACCTTCACATTTACTTCAAGCGATCCAGAATTTTATACACCAGTAGATCAAAATGGAACTTTGATAGCAACAACAAATATTTATAACTTTGCTGCAGGTCAAGAATTTTCATTTTATTTTCATTCTTATGGTTTAGGTAAAATTGCAATCAATTCTGTAAGTGTACACATGACTACTGTTCCTAGTGATGCTAACGTTGACATGAGTAATTTCTTTCAGCCTAATATCAAGCAAATTGATTTCATGCGTTCTGTTGTTGAACGCTTTAAATTAGTGTTTGTTCCTAGTAAAGATAAATCAAAACATTTTAATATAGTTCCTTGGAACACATGGATTCAACAAGGTAGTGTAAAAGATTGGAGCTCAAAAGTAAACGGAAACGTTGATTTTAAAATTTCACCTTTATTCCAAACACAGACAAGATTTAAAACATTTAAGGATGATGAGGATGCTGACTATTTAAATTTTAACTGGCAGCAACAATACAAACAAACTTATGGTCAATTAAATCTTGATTCTGGAATAGAAGTTATTAAAGGTACAAGCGACGTGCAAGGAATTTTTGCACCTATGCCTATTGCACCAATTGGATATTCTGCAACTGCAACCGTTGATCAAATACAAAAAGCTAACAAATTTTTAATTCCACATATAGCTAAAGATACTGCATCTAATGATGGTCCAGGTAAACGTGAACCAATTCAACCTAAATTAAGATTGACTTGGTATAACGGAAAATGTGGAGTTTCTGGTCCTGGAACTTATTCTTCGACTTCTTGGTTTCTTGCTTCAACTTTAGAAGCTGGTCCTGGTGATTATATGGAAGTACCTTATATTCCTTTAGTTAGTTCTTATTATAAAAATCCTTGGGACGGAGCTAATCCATTTTTATTAGATTGGTCTGTAGCAAATACAGTACCTTGGTTAACTGGTACTGACGATCCTGTTTACTCAACAAATCCAACAGGACAAACTTCGTTTAATAATTTTAACAGATATTGGTTAAAATGGTATGAAGCTGCTTATGGAAATAAAGTGCAAGATCCAAATACTGGAAAATTCGATTACGATTTTTCTATGATTTTAGATTGTGAATTTGTACTAAATTATGAAGATATTAAGCAACTAAATTTTAATGATTTTATTTTTATTAAAGATGCTTACTATTTAATTAATCAAATTACATTTCCATTAAATGGTCAAACGAATTCTTGTAAAGCACAATTATACAAAATAAACAATTTAGGAGTTTATTTACCAACTCCTTATTCTCCAATTCCTAATGTTTGTTATTCAGCAAGCAGTTTATGTTCTGCAGTTTGTTGTGATACAACTACAACATCAACAATTCTTTATACTAACAATCCTGCTGATATAGGAATTAATTCTAGATTTTATGTTGACATTGCAGGAACAATTTATGCTTCTCCTGGTTATTATAGAATTGGAACTACAACTTATACAGTTGGAGCTTTTGGTATTGTGACAGCAGAAATTGCAAATAGCGCTGCTGAATGTACTTGTATTCCTACATTAAATTCTAAAACACTTTGTTACGAACCACCAACTATAGATTTTTGTTTAGCATGTTGTTGTTTAGGAACTAGTGCAACTTATTGGATGGCAGATGCAAGTTCAACTTGGTATACAAATAAAAAATTATACACAAGTTCATCTGGTACTTATGCAGTTACAGATGGTTGGTATTCTGATGGAACACATTATGTAAAAATACAAGGAGGAGTAAACGTTCAATCTGGAACTTGTACTTCTTGTAACTGTGCAGGAATTACTTTAAAACCTTATGGATGTTGTTATGATGCTGCTTCTAAATGTACAGCAGTTTGTTGTTTTGCAGATAATTCACAAACATTTTATGGTAATGGAAATACATTAGCAACTTCAACTTTTCTTTATAAAGATATAGCAAGCACACCAGCATCTAATGGTTGGTATTGGGATGGAACATCAGCAGTACAAGTTACTGGTGGTGCAGGAGAAATTACTACAGTTAGTAATGGATCATCATGTTATCCGTGTGCAACAGAACTTATTCCTGTTTATTTTGGATTTTCAAATACAGGCAGTTCAGTAACAGGAACATTTAGTTTACAAAAATCTTTTGATCTTTCTTCTTGGGTAACAATTCAAGATTTTGATTTAGCAACTATTGGAACTCCTTATAATTATACCGGGGGAGTACAATCAGGAACTTATATTAGAGGATCATTTAGTTATACACCAACAACACAACCTAATACTTTAGTAGTAAAAAATCAAATAGATGGATCTATTATTAGTACATCAACTACTAATCCTAAAACTTATTCAACAGTTGCAACTAGTTCACCAACAGTAAATTTTGCTTATAATTTAAATATTACTGCAAATCCTTACGATTGTAGATTAAGTGATGGATCTGCTACAAAATGTGTGGCTCCGAGTTGTATAATAGATACTAATACAACAGTTAATGTTGATGCTACTTTCTGTTGTGATCCAGTAATAGTAAACGAAGGAGACACTTTATTCATCACAGGTGCGACAGGAACAGTAAATGGAAATTGTTAAAAGAAAAAAATTATGGCAACAACACCAGTCACAGTACAAGTTAATACAATAGGAGCAGATTGCGGTCCATTTACGATCGCAGATAATGTATCTGGAACAATTACAAGCGGAGTTAGCAGAACAACTTTGTTAAGTGGAATAGTAGTTAATGCAGACGAAACTGCTAGTCAAATAACAGTTTCATCTGGAGGAGTTTGTACAGGATCAAATATTAATATTAGCATCTCTGGTATAATTTGTCCTACTCCACCACCGCCAGAATTTAGTTATTGGACTGCAAGTTATTATCCTTGCGATGGATTTTGTGAAAGTCCTGGTGATGTAACAGTAGCATTTCCTGGAGGTTTTACTCCAACTCTTTACAGATGGTTTAGAGGACCAGAATACATTTATCGTATTACAGGAACAGCTACAGCACCTTATGACATTTATCTTTCTGATACAACACAATATCCTTCATGCTTAGATGCGTGTGAATCTACACCTCCGCCTCCAACTTATGAATGGTATGAACTAATAAATTGTGACGATTCTACAGGAGCTTATTCACAAAATTATACGCCAGGAACTTTTGCTATTGGCGATCGTGTAACTAACGTAGGTGGAACGATTACTTATAGAATTAATTCGATTTATTCAACTAATCCTGGTGGAATTCAATATGGTATAATTGGAACTGGTTATACTGGTTGTCCTACAACACCTCCGGTTAATAATTGCCGTCAAAATATTACATTAAATGTAACAGATACTGGTTACATAAAATATTATAATTGTACAACTGCTACAACTGATTATTATTATATTGCTTCTACAGGTTCTATAACTCTTTCAGGATGTATTGATTACACAACAATTATTCCTGGAATTCCTTTAGCAGATATTGCAGCATTTACAATTATAAATACTGGAACTGCATGTTCCACACCACCACCTAGTACTTATTATGAAGTACAAATGTGTACTGGTGGAACTCCAACAGGATCTACTTATGTTATTAATGCAACAGATATAACTCCTACAATTGGTTCTTTTTATAAAATATATGCACCATCAGTAATTGGAACTATGGATGGTGTAAATTGCTGGTATGTTATCGGTACAAATACAGGTCTTGACGGAGACGGTACATTTGGAACAGTATACAATACTTGCAGTTGTAGTGGATCATCTCCTTCTTTAGTATGGCAAGTTACAAATGCTGATTGTGGATACGGAGTTATTTACGATGTAGGAATTAATGGCTATTACATGAACACGTTAGACGGACCTAGTACTTTCCCATTAACATCAACATTGTACGGAACTAAAAATTCTCCTGCTGGGATTAATTACAATTCGTCAGATAATGCGATCACAGCACATGTGACTACTAACTTACCTGGTAACGGAAATTGTGCTACTATGTACTTATTCTTTAATGGAGAATATGGTGCAAGATATGAACAATCTTTCCACGGTTCACCGTTTGTCACAATCTCAGGAGTTTATATTCAGACTGGAGATCAAGTTGAAGTAAGAGTAAATTGTTATCAGGGCGGATGTCCATAAAATAAAAAAATGAAATGGCTAAAAATTTAGACATCAATATTAAGATTAACGGTGTAGACACGACACTTAAATCTTTCAGTCAAGTTGAAGACAAGATTGGCGAGTTGAAAAAACAGCTTGCTAATGCTGAGTTTGGTTCGAAAGAGTTTAAACAGACACAAAAAGATCTTGAAGGTTTACAAGGTGCTTATACAAAAACTAAACAAAGTACTCAAGGTTGGTTAGAAAATATTGCACAAGCTCCTGGAATTGTAGGAACGTTTGGACAATCTATTAAAGGTGCTCAAGAAGTTTTTAGCAACTTAGATATGGCGTTTAAAACGTCAGCCATTGGATTACTAGTTACAATTGTTACACAATTGATTGAAAAGTTTTCTAAGATGGAAGGCGTATTGGATCCATTAGAGAAGATTACAAGCATCTTTTCTGGGGTAATGGAAAAACTTGCAAATTTCATTTTGCCGCCAATTTCAGCCACTTTAGAAGCAATAGCAACAGGTGCAGAGAAAGTAGCCAACTTCTTTTCAGGATTAGTTGGTGGATCTAAAGATTTAGGTGATCAATTAGGAAAAGTAGCAGAAGAATACGATAGATTAAAAGACACACAAGCACAATACGAATTAGGAATTTCTAAAGCAAATGCAAAACTTGCAGAAGCAAGAGATGCAGCAGCAGACGCAAATAAACCAATTGCGGAAAGAAAAAAAGCATTACAAGAAGCTGCTAAGATCGAAGATGATATAGCAGAAAAAGGTAAAACACGTGCAACAGAAAAAGCAAAAAATCAAGCAGTAGAATTAGCAATTTCTTTAGGCTTAGATGAAAAAAGAATTGAATCTCTTAAGACTGCAAACGCACAAGAATTAGAAAACTTTGCAGATACTATTCAAAATATTAAAGGTTTAAATAGAGAAAAATCTGACGCACTTTATCAATCAATTGCAGTTGCAGAAGATATTGCAGCACAACAAGCTAAAATTTCTAAAAAGACTGACACAGCAATTAGAGGATTAGATAAAGAAGCAGAAGCTGCACAAAAAGAAAAAGACGATAAAGCAAAAACAGCAGCAGATAATAGAAGAGCAGCAAGGGAAAAGGAATTAGATGCAATGATCGAATTGGAAAAGAATAAAGCCAATTCTGATATTAAAGTCATAGAAAAATTACAGGAAGAAAAATTACAAATACAGCTTAAAGGCGAAAAAAAATCTAAAGCAGAAATAGATGCTATTCGTGCTAAAGATAAAAAAGATAGAGAAGACGAAGCTAAGAATGATTTAAAAAAGATTTCTGACGATGCGCAAAAAGAAGTAGATGCTAAGAATAAAATTGCAGCAGACGGAGCTAAAAAATTATCTAATACTTTACAAGATGCAAGACAAAAAGAATTAGATGATATTGAAATTGCACTTTCTAAAGGATTAATTACTGAAGAACAAGCAAGAGATAAACGTTTTGCTGCAGAACAAGATTTTTTAGAAAAATCTAAAAAATCTTTAGAAGATAATAAAGCGGAAGAGATTAGAATTCTTAAAGAAAAAGAAAAACAATTAGATCCAACTGAATATGCAAAACAGAAGTTAGCAATCGAACAAAAATATGATGATCAGTTACTTGCTAATAAACGTTCAACAAGTGCTTTAATAGTTAAAGATGCAGTTGATAGAAATAAACAGCTTGCTAAAGATGCAGAAATAGCTGCTGTACAATTAAATTCTAGATTACAAAAAGCAGGTGAAGAAGAATTAAATAAAGCACAAGCTAGAGGAGTTAGAAGATTTGCAGCAGAAAAAGCAATTCTTGCTAAAACTTCTAAAGAAGTAAATGCAAACTTTGATCAGCAAGTTAAAGCTGCTAATGGTAATGCAGATGCAATTAAAAAAATCGAAGAGAACAGAACTAAGTTCAACGAGAAAAATGCAAATGCAAATAAAGCAATTACCAAAGACGAACAACAATATAAAGCACAAGCTCTTGCAGCTGGTGCAAATGCTTTAAATCAAGCAGCAGAACTTTTAGGTAAAGACACAGTAGCTGGTAAAGCAGCAGCGATTGCTTCTACAACGATTAATACTTATCAATCAGCAATTGCAGCTTATAAATCTTTAGCTGGTATTCCAATTGTTGGTCCTGCACTTGGTGGTATTGCAGCAGCATTGGCTGTTGCAACTGGTTTGAAAGCAGTACAACAAATTACATCTACTCCAGTTCCTGAAAAACCAGATATGAGTGCAGGTGTTGCAGAAACAAAAGCCTCAGCAAGTAAGTTTGCAACTGGTGGTTTATTATTTGGTAGTTCACATGACGAAGGCGGAATTAAAACTTCATACGGTGAATTAGAAGGCGGTGAATTTGTAATCAATAAAAGATCTACACAATCATTTTTACCAGTGCTAAGCGCAATTAATGCAGCAGGAAACGCAAGATACGCAGCTGGTGGTCAATTACCAAATATGGATGATTTAAAAGATGTACTTGCTAACCAAAATCAAAACCAACAACCTCAAATTATTAAAACATATGTGGTAGCTTCAGACGTTTATAGCCAAGCACAAGCAGATAAAAAGATCTCAAATTTGGCACGTTTATAAGTTTTCATACTCTAATATATAAAACAAAAACTATGGCAGTAACAACAGCAGATTTCGCTTCTTTATTGTTCTCAAGCAGAACACAAGCGCATATCTTTCATTTACAGACAACATCATTTTCTGAACATGATAACATGAACGATTACTACAATTCGATTATTCCTTTAGTAGACGATTTAGTTCAAGCATGTCAAGGCATTCATGGTACTTACACAGGATATACTAACTTTGAATTACAAGATTGGATATCAACTGATGACACTAAAGCATATTTTCAAGAGCTTTATGCAGCAGTACAAACACAACGTAAAGATTTAGATCAGACATCTTTCTTACAAAATATTATCGATGAAATTTGTCAACTAATAGCTAACACGTTGTATAAATTAAGTTTAAAATAATGGAAAATAAAAAAGTAATAGAGCTTAAAGTTCTAGAAGACGAATTTGATTCAGGTGTGTCAGCAATTGCTTTAGTAGATCAACCAGCTACGGAAAAATACTGGATTTACATGCGTAATGAAAAGTTTGTAGATCCAAAAGCTGGAGAATCACAATCAGATTTTATGGGAAGATGTGTTCCTGCTATGATTAACGAAGGAAAAGATCAAGATCAAGCAGTTGCAATGTGCATTTCTATGTACGAACAAAAACATTCTAAACAAAAGTTTGCCGATTATCCTTGGGATCAGTGTATTGCTGATGCAAAAGCACGTGGACTTGCAGAAGAAAATGCAAATGCACTTTGCGGATGGATTAGATGGAACATGGGAGATGAAAAATTTGATTTTGATCCATCAGGTTTACCCCCGTACATCGAACAAGCGCCAAAAAAGAAAAAAACTAAGATGGCAGACGATAAAGATCTTGCAGATGCTTGCGATGAAGGGTACGAAGCTTACGGATTGAAGGAATTAAACGGTAGAATGGTGCCTAATTGCGTTCCAATTAAGGCTAAAAAACTTCGTAAAGTTGAAAAAAGATCCACATTTTCGTCTGCTAAGAATGATAAAATAACATTCGCAGTAGAGAAAGATCAGCAAATACTAGTAGGCGCGGCGATGATACCCGATTTAGAAATTTTCAGGAAAGACGAAGATGGCAACCCGTACTACGTAAAATTCTCTAAAGATACTATAGCAGGTATTCAGCAGAAGTTTATGGCTGAGATGAGAAATCGTGAAACGAATTTAGATCATAATGATAACGTGTCAGGTGGCAGTTATGTTTTCGAATCTTGGTTAGTTGAAGATCCTAAGACTGATAAAGCAAATACTGTTTATCATTTAGATGTACCAGCAGGAACTTGGATGGTTAAAATGAAAGTGACAGATCCTAAAGTTTGGGCAGAAGTAAAAGCTGGTAAGTATAAAGGATTTTCTATAGAAGGTAATTTTATAGACAAACAAGATTACGATAAAATACAAGACGAAAAGAAAGCACTTGAGCAAATCATGCGCATTCTTAATTCATAAAAAAAAATCGATTTAGGAAATGTCATATTCTAAATAGTCATATTCTAAAGCGTAAATCAAAATAAAACAAACTCATGAATTACAAGAACAAATTAAACCAAATCCGTGTCGTTCTGGGCTTGCATGTTAAGTTAGCAACAGCAAAACTAGATGATGGTGTAACTGTAGTTGAGTCAGAAGATTTCCAACCTGGATCTGCGATCGAAATAGTAGCAGAAGACGGTACGAAATCTCCAGCACCAGCAGGAGAACACATTCTAGAAGATGGATCTTCAATCGTCGTTGACGAAAAAGGAACTATCGTTTCAGTTGAACCTAAAGCAGCCGAAGACGTAGAAAAGGTAGTTGAAAAAGATGCAGCTAAAGTTAAAATGGATGCTACTACAGGTGAAGCACCAATGGCAGCAGGCGAAGAAAAAGGTCCAATTGATGGATCTGAGCCTAATGCACCTAAAAAAGAAGATGCAGTTGATGAAAAAATTGCAAAAGCTATGAGTAAGGTAATGATGGCTATCGAACCTATCGTAAATGATATGGCTGAGATGAAAGCTAAAATGGCTAAGATGGAAGAATCTTATGCTAAGTTTGCTAAAGCACCAGCAGCTTCTAAAATTTCAACTATGACTGAATCTGCAAAACACGATTTCTCTAACAAAAACTCTATCGATATTGTAGATAGATTCAAAGAATTGAAAAATTCTCTAAAAAAATAAAATAACTAAAGACTATGTCATTTAATCTTTCAGGTTTATCCGTTTATACTGACCAGTTATCAACTGACCTTGTATCTAGAGCGGTATTAAAACCACAAACCGTACAAAACTTAACTCAAAGAATTGGGTTAACTGCTGGTACAACAGCAATCAACATCTTAGGTACTGTTCCTTACATTATCGATTACGCTTGCGGATTCGGAGATGCTCAAACAGGTCCTGGAGGTGCTACAGGAAACTCTACAGTTTTCACACAACAAAATTTAGTTGTTGCGACTAAAATGCTTAAAGAAGCTTTATGTCCTAACGAACTAAGACAATACTGGTTATCTTCTCAAATGTCTGCTTCTGGTTACCAAGAGACTGTTCCATTCGAACAAGCAATTGGCGATTTGAAAGTGAAGTACATCAACAAGTACATCGAGCAAACAGTTTGGGCTGGTGACGGTAACACATTAGATGGTTTACTTTATCAAACATCAGTAGCTGCAGGTGCAATTTCTGCAACTAGCGTTGCTACAACTTGGACAGCTTCTACAGCTTATGCAAACTTCTGGGCAGTAGTTGATGCTTTAGCAGCAGCAAACCCAGCAGTATTACAAGAAGATGATTTAATCGCTTATGTTTCTTACAAAACATTCTCAGTATTAACTCAAGCTTTACAAGGAAAAGGTAACTCAATCTTGTTACAATATCCAAACATCGATAACGTGACTGGATCTCCAGAGAATTCATTCATCTGGCCTGGTACAAACATTAAAGTGTTTGCAGCTCCTGGTTTAGTTGATCCATCTGGTAAATCAGCATGTATCTTAGGACCTAAGAAATATGCATTCTTTGGAACTGGTTTAATGGACGATCAAGATAAATTCAGATTCTACTACGATCCTTCTCAAGATAATGTGAAGTTCTTAGCAGCATTCAGAATGGGTACTGCAGCACTTGCAAACCAATTTATCTCAACAATAGCTTAATTGGAATAACAATAAAAGAGTGTGATCAATCGGTCACACTCTTCTTAAAAAAATAACTAAACAATATGTCTTGTAACTTAACATACGGAATAGCTTTAGATTGCATCGATAGTATCGGTGGTGTCAAAGGTCCGATATACATTGGTGCTGACGTTGACTTCGGTACATTAACAATTTCATCTGCAACCGGAACTCATTCTGAGATCACTGGTAGTACTGGTGCAACTGGTAACATGTACGCTTTTGAAGTAGCTAAGGATGTTGCACAAGCAACAGAAACTTGGACAATCTCCAACACTAATGGTACGGCTTTTTTCGCTCAAGCTCTTTCCTTCAATATTCAAAAAATGAGTGCTGACAAAAGAAACGAACTTCTTTTAGTTGCACGTAACAGAAACTTAAAAGCAATTTTCCAAGATAACAACGGAAATTACTGGCTAATAGGTTTAACAAGAGGTGCAGTAGTAACAGCTGGTACAGCGGTAACTGGTACACAAGTAGGTGATTTAAATGGTTATACCATGACATTAACTGCTCAAGAACCACAACCAATGTATCAAGTGGCTCCAACTCCTCAAACAGTATTTGCTGGAATTACTTTCCACGCAGCATAATTTTTCGCGAGGGCACCCCCGTTGAAATTTATAAAACTTCTAAGTGCATATAGAAAGTTTTTTAAGCCAGATTCTTCTGGCTTTTTTTATGTCAGTTTTCACTGAATACATACTCAGATATATTAAACGATAACTATGTCAGGAACAATTAAATTAGGTGCAACAGGAGGTCAGGTATTATTCAGTACTTCTCCAACGGGAGGTAATGGAACACCTGCTTCAACATTTGGTTCTTTGTACTATGGTCCAGATAAGAAATTAAGAATTATAGACGATACAGGAACAGTAACTATTTTATCAACTGGTACTTCAACAAGTGGATCTTCAGGAAGTAGTGGGGTTAATGGTAATAATGGATTTCCTGGAACGTCGGGTACTTCGTCAGATGGAAGTTCAGGATCTTCAGGTTCTAGCGGACAATCAGGATCTTCAGGCTCTAGCGGACAATCAGGATCTTCAGGTTCTAGTGGAAGCAGTGGGTCAAGTGGTTCTTCAGGAAGTGCTGGAACATCAGGAAATTCAGCAGCAGCATTTACTTTTGGCGGTGGAAGTTTAACTTCTAATATTGCTGGTTCAATGGATGGTTCAGCATTAGCTGCTAATACAACTGGAGCTTTTAACCTTGCAATTGGTTATAGTGCTGCAGCAGCTAATACAATTGGAGCTGGTAATCTTGCAATAGGTTATCGAGCTTTTGAAGCTAATACAACAGGAGATACTTGTACAGCAGTTGGATTTCAAGCATTAAAAGGTAATAGAGAAGATGGTAATACAGCAATTGGATCTAGTGCTTTAGAAGCTAATACTTATGGAAGACAAAATACTGCTTTAGGAGATCATGCTTTATCTACAAATACAACAGGAATTTATAATACTGGACTTGGCTATTATGCTTTAAATGTAAATACAACAGGAGGTTATAATACTGGAGTAGGATATTATGCTTTAATTTCAAATACAATAGGACTTTATAATACTGGTGTTGGATCTAATGCTCTTTATGCAAACACTACAGGATCTTCTAATACAGCTATTGGAAATGCTGCTATGAATAGCAACACAACAGGATATAATAATACTGCTATTGGTAAATCTGCATTTTTTGCAAACACAACAGGATCTAACAACGTTGCGATCGGATTGAATGCAATGTTAAACGGAACTGGAGGATTTCAAAACGTAGCAATCGGAGTAGGTTCTGCACATAATAATGCTGGACAAGATAACGTTTCAGTTGGATATCAATCTTTATACAATAACACTGGAATTTATAATGTTGCTATTGGAAGTCAATCATTATACAATAACACATCTTCTGGATTTAACGTTGCAATAGGTCAGGCTTCATTATTTAATAATACATCAGCAACTGGTGGAAACATAGCAATAGGAGCACAATCATTATATTCTAATACAACAGGATATACAAACTTTGCTATAGGTCAATCTTCATTGTATACTAACGTTACAGGAAATAATAACCTTGCTATAGGTAATTCAGCTTTATTTTATAATACTACATCTAATAACCTTGCAATTGGTAATGCTGCATTACCTGCAAATACAACTGGTGGAAATAATACTGCTATTGGTAATTCAGCATTAGGTCTGAATGCAACAGGATCTCATAATGTTGCAATTGGATATCAAGCTGGATACGGTGTAACAAACGGAAGTTATAACATTTTAATAGGAGAAACTGCAGGATTTGGAATAACTAATGGAGCTAATAATATAGTTGTAGGTGCAACAGGTGCTACTGGAAGTTCTGATTCTATCGTATTATATGCAGGATCAAATACTAATTTAACTATTAATTCAGGTAGTGTAGTATTTTCAGGAGGACCATTCACATCCAATTGTTATCTTCCTATTAAGATCGGTGGTACGACATACAAATTATTACTAAGTACATAATGATAAATTTAGCAATAGGAGGAAGTAATCAATTCGCAATTTATGCTGATACAATCGATAGCAGTGTACACGATTATGGGAATTACTTTTTAATTGGATTTAAATCACTTTATACTAATCATTGGTCTTATGTTGTACCAACTATAATTAAACGTAATTATAGATTTGTACAATTCAATATTGGTATAGTAGAAAAAGGAACAATTGATGATCCTTTAAACGCAATCTTAGAAGTTTTTCCTCCGGGAAATTATTCATATAAAGTTTGGAATTTAGACGAACCAAGTTTAGATCCATCCGCAGGTTATTTGATCGACGAAGGTCAAATGATTATGGCAAGCTATTCACCACCAGAAGTCATCTTTACTGATTATATTTCAGATAATGATGCTTTTAAAAATATTATATTCTATTCAGGTGTTACTAATAATTGTATTATCGATTATACTAACTCACCTTATATTATACCGGTTCCTATTACTAATACATGTCAACCATTGATTATTACAGAAACTGGTTATGTATTAGTAGAAGAAGGAATAACATTTACATTAAATTAAAACTATGTCAGGTAAATTAAAACTACAAGGCGAAGGCGAAATACAATTCGGTCAAAGCACAACAACACCAGCAACACCAGATTTTGGTTATGTGAGTTTATATTCTCAGGACAATGTTCTGAAAGCAATTTCACATAGCGGAGAAATAGTAATATTCGGATCTTCAGGTTCGTCAGGATCTTCAGGTTCTAGTGGAAGCAGCGGAGTAAACGGATCTTCAGGTTCGTCAGGATCTTCAGGTTCTAGTGGAAGCAGCGGAGCAAACGGATCTTCAGGTTCTAGTGGAAGCAGTGGAGTAAACGGATCTTCGGGTTCTAGTGGTCAATCAGGATCTTCAGGTTCGTCAGGATCTTCAGGTTCTAGTGGAAGCAGCGGAACAAACGGAGCAAACGGATCTTCAGGTTCTAGTGGAAGCAGCGGAGCAAACGGATCTTCAGGTTCTAGTGGAAG